AGGGTTACGGAATCCCACAGCTGGCTCATCGGAGGCAACTGCTTGACGAGCATGACAGGAGTTCCAGCGGTGATGCCACTGATCGGGATACGGGCGATCGGAATCCATACGGTGCCGGAATTGTTCAGGATACTACCCGACGGTACCGTGGGGTCAGCCGCCGCGCCACTGGTGGCGGTGCCCTTCAGCACCGCGAGCGCGATCGTTTCGATGTTGTTCGAGTCTCGCGTGTATTTCACGCAGATTAGGTCGTTGCGGTTCCGTCCTGTGACTCCGCTTTCGATGGTGACGGTTTCCGCCGCGGTGACGCGTGCGTATCGTCCTTCGATCACAAGGTTGAGGACCGGGATGAGCGCTTTGTTTGCTGACTGCATGGTCACGGCGGGGAATTTGCCGTCGCTGCCTTGCAGCAGGTAGTTGCCGTTTCCGACCAGTCCGGCCTGCATGGCTCCTTGGTCGCTGGATGTGATGTGCGGAGCGCCGGCCTTGCCGGTGATGAGATTCATGGTCATGGTCATTCCTTCCTATCTGTTGTGTTGTTGAGGTATGCGGCGTAGGCGGCGTCCTGCGTGGCTGCCAGCGCTTTGAACGTCTGCCAGCATGCGGTACAGACGAGCGCGCCCTGTGCGACTCCGTCGACGGTGGTGTGGGTGATGTCGTGCCAGTCGCTGGAGGTGCGTGGGTCACCGTCGGCGAGGTATGCGGAGGCGTGGCATCGGTCGCAGGTGTATCTGGTGATGTTCGTGGTTCGTGCCATTGATGTTCCTTTCTCTTTCAGGCTGTGCGCTGGTAGATGTGTCCTGGAAGGATGGTGTTGCATTCCTTCCAAGTGCCGCCGTAGGTGGTTCCCGGATTTGTTGTGGCGGTGGTCCAGTAGAGGGAGCCGACCGGGTGGGCGGCGATGAACGCCTGGCTTGCGCTCATGCCCGTCTCGCCCTTGTCGCCCTTCGGTCCGACGAGGCTTGTGTTGGAAACCGGTTTGAACGTCACGTTTTTCCCGGTGGCTGTGATCTGCGCGTACATCAGGTTCTTGCCGCCATTGGTCATGGCGAAGAAGTATTCGCCTACGACCGGGGCACGGTTGAAACTGAGTGCCCGCCAGTCAAAATCCGAGCATGCGGACGTCCAGTATTCGGATAGTATGCGTGTGATGATCAAGGCAGGCAACCCGGTCTCGCCGCGTTGGCCGGCCTCTCCTTTCGCTCCGGTGGCCCCGGTCGCGCCAGTGGCGCCGGCAGGGCCCTGCGGTCCTTGCACTCCCTGCTTGCCTTGCGGTCCGGTGTCGCCTTTGGGGCCTTTGACGTTGCCGAGCAGAATCTTCGTCATGCGTGCTCCTTACTTTCCGTCATTGATCATGTAGTACAGGTCTCCCGTCGCCGGATCGTAGGAGACGGGAGCCTCTGACGCGGTGGCCGTGTCCGCGTATACGGCGTACAGGTCTCCGTTCGGATCGACCTGCAGCGTGAAGAATCCTGATGCGGGTGCCGTCACGCCGCTGGCGCCCTGCGGACCGGACGGCCCCTGTGGACCCTGCATTCCCTGAACGCCCTGCGCTCCTTGCTTGCCTTGCGGGCCGGTGGCCCCGGTAGCTCCAATGGGACCGGTGGGGCCAATGGGACCGGTAGGACCAGTAGGACCGGTGGGACCTGCTGGCCCGGCCGGCCCGATATCCCCTTTGTCTCCCTTGTCACCCTTCAGACCTTCAGGGCCTTGCGGACCAGTAGGCCCGGCGGCTCCAGTGGCTCCTTTGGGGCCTTGCGCACCGATGATGGATTGACGGGAAATCGTCTTTCCCGTGAATAGGCTGCCGGACTGTGAAACGCACTGCCAGACGATGCTGTATTTTCCGCCACCTGACAATGCGGTCGAATATTCGTTGGCGAGTGGTGTTCGGTTCAACCATTCGCTCACGTTCCCCGTGAAAGTGGATCCCACCGGATATTCGCCGACGAGGGATTTCTTCATCACGAGCGCCGGAAGGCCGACGTCGCCTTTAGCTCCCTGAACGCCCTGCGCTCCTTGCTTGCCTTGCGGGCCGGTGGCCCCGGTATCGCCCTTGTCACCTTTGGGGCCTTTGATGTTGCCGATCAATAGTCGCGCCATGTGTCACCTTTCCGGGATGTCCACGTACAGGTTCCCGCTCTCGGAGTCCCAGACGAACGAGGGTGGGTTCGTGTTGTCCGGATAGTTCACGTACAGGTCGCCGTCGCCTTCCATGCTGAGCGTGAAGAAGCCGTTCGAGGGGGCGGATACGCCGCTGTCGCCCTTGTCACCCTTCTCCCCTTGCGGGCCCTGGATGCCTTGGGAACCTTGGATGCCTTGTCTGCCCTGGGGGCCGGTCGCTCCCTGTGGACCCGTGGGACCCTGCGGACCTGTGGAACCCGTCGGGCCTTGCGGTCCCGCCGCGCCGATCGCGCCGGCATCACCCTTATCGCCTTTCTCGCCGCGTATCCCCTGCAGTCCCTGCGGGCCTTCGGGACCGGCGACGCCTTGCGGCCCTCGCTCCCCGGTCGCTCCTTTCTCTCCCCGAGGACCGGTGGGTCCGGTCGCTCCGGTGGCCCCCTGTGGTCCTGTGTCGCCCTTGTCGCCCTTCTCCCCTTGCGGACCCTGGTCGCCTTTCGGAAGCCCCAAATTCAAGGTTTTGTCGCTGCCGGCGCCCGTGAGCGACGCGCTTGCCTGTGCGCCGGGGGCGAGCGTGTCCACCGAACCGATTTTCAGGCCGGTGATGTAGTCGCCTTTCGGCTGTTTACCCGACAATGCGTTGTTGAGCGAGTCGATGTCGTTTCTGGTCACGTCGGCGCTGAACGTCCAGGCGTCGAGTTTGAGGCCGGCTCCAGCGTAGTAGGCGTGGCCACCATCCCCGATGGAGGATTCTCCGCTGTTGCCGCCGGCACTGGCGCCTCCGGATTCGTAGGTGACGGTGAGCACGCCTCCCGAAACCTTGACGATCTTCTTGGAGATCTCGGCAGTGACGACGAGGCCCGTGTTGTTGTCACGGCCCGTGACCAGGTCGCCGACGTCCGCGTCGATGCCGTCAGGAATGTCCACGTCGATGGTGCTGGTGTTCCGAAGTTCCTGGAATTTCTGCCTGCCCTTGTCCTCGAGCTCGTCGGCTTCGGCGTTGGACAACTCGTATGTGGCGGTGCGTTCGTCAAGGCCTTTGAGTGTCTGCGTGTGGCTGAACGTGCCATTCGCGTCGGCGTACCAGTGGATGACGGTACGGTCCTTGAGTTCGCCCTTGCCCAGGCAGATGAGATGGTTGATAGGGTGCGCCGCCTGTTTGGCGGTGAAGTCGATGAGGTCCGAGTCGATGCTGTCGCCGATCGTGCGGACGGGCATGGCGCTCATGGCCACCTTGTCGCCGTCATTACGCAACCGGAGTTTGAGTCCGCTTGCCCTGAGCATCTTGACCAGACCGCTGTACAGGTCCACGTACCGGTCGAACTGGCAGGTGGTCTTGTGGTCGGCGCTTTCGTCGGTGACGGTGAACAGGCCTTGCAATCCCGCACGGCTGACGAGCGTGCGCATGATGACGGGAATCGTGCCGGACAGAGTGAGGTAATCGTTGTTCCCGTCCGGTTCGATGATCTTCGAGGCGAGCACTCCATGCCAGTCGCGGCCATGCCATGTGACGGTGGACAGGCCTCCGTCCACGTCGACATCCGTGTCGTCGATGATGCCGCCGTACTCGGTGCCGTCGATCATGATGCGGCTCCCCGCCTTGAGCGCGGCGTCTTCGACCTGCAGGTCGAAGTCGTTCTCCCCGCTACCGAACGCGAGGTCGAGCGTGTATGAGGCGTGGCTCGCCACGGGTTTGCCTGTGGCGTCGGTGACGATCAGGTCCATGGCGGTTCGCTCCTTTCCTCGCAGACCGTCAAGTCGAATTGGAATCCTCCCGGCCAGCTGATCGGCTGTGTTCCGGGCGCGAGCGGTTGGAACACGTACCGGCCGGAATCCTTGCCCGACCCTCGCACGGCCTGCGCGAAGCAGTTTGTGGCGAGACCTGTGCCGCTGACCATGGTGACGGTCCTGACATCGCCGGTGCCGTCGATTTCCAGACGCGAGCCGGATGGCACGGTCACGTCGACCTCGTACCGGTTGTTTCCGATGATGACGTACGGTTGCGCGCATGGTCCGAATATCGTGAGCTTGACCGGCTGCGGGATGGACGTGTCGTTGACGATCTCGGCACCCAATGCCATGCCGGCGAAATCATGCGGATAATCATATGGATAGTCAAGGTCGGCGGTTCCGGAATCGTATCGCGGCGTGAAATGCGTCATGGTCGGACGGCGCCACACGCCATCGGCCAGCACGATGGTCAACTGCGTCTCGACCATCGTGGGCGTGATGGATTGCGGTTCGCTTTTCGTGATCCACGCTTTGGCTTCCCATTCGCCGTCGGCCACGAGCGTGCCCGGGTTCCCGGATGCCATGTCGGCGTCCGCGAGGCGGCGCAGTAGGTCGAGCGTGGCTGGAGAATCGTGGATCTTCACGGTGACTGTCGCCTCGCGTGCCTTGCGGGTGATGCCCGTCATGCCACGTGAGGCGAGGCTGTAGTCCCAGACGCGGGCGCGCAGTCCCGTGAGCGTCTCGCCGTACAGCGGCCCCTCGAAGCCGATGCGCTCACCTGTGGCCGCGCACACGTATTCAAGCGATTGCACTTCTCACCTTCCTTGCGAAGTCGCGGTCCCCTATCGTCGGCGTGTACCTGGCGATGATCGATCCAAGGTCGTCGTGCAACGATTCGACGGCCGTGATGAGTTCCCGCAGATCGCCGTCGCCGGCATTGGCGCCGGTGCCGGCCGTGACGTTCAGCCTGCCGGTCTTCGACCAGTCCGCGTCGGAGAGGCTCATCGTGGAGACGAGCGAATCCATGGAACGGCTGACCACATGCGCGGAATCGTCGATGCCCAATGCCATGCCACGTCCGACCATCACGCCGACCTCGTCGCGGAACACACGCGACGGGGAATGGATGCCCAAAGCGTTCTTGGCCTTGTCCACCAAGCCCGACAACGCGTTGGTGATGCTGGAATACAACGAGCCGACCATTCCTGTGATGCCGTTGATCAATCCCTGGATGATGTTGCGTCCCGCGCTGACGAGCCAGCTTCCCGCGCCGGACACCGCGCTCCGGACGGTTCCGCCGATCCCGCTCACGACGCTCCCGACACGGCCAACCATGTTGCTTACGGTGCCGACGATGCCGCCCCAGACGCTCGACACAATGCTTCCGACGCCATTCCACAACGCGGCCCACACGCTCCGGATTGTCGAGCATGCGGCGGATACCACTCCGCTGACCATGCCGATGCCGGCGGAGACGACGCCTTGGATGCCGCCCCACACTGCCGACACGATGCCCTGGATGGCCGACCACGCGGCGCTCCAGTTCCCGTTGACGACCGCGAGCGCCAGTTGGATGATGCCTTGGATGACGGCGAGTGCGGTGCTGATGACTGTGGCGATGATGGTCCATGCGCCTTGTACGACGGTGGATATGGTGTTCCAGAGTCCGTTCCAGACCGTGCTGATGATTGTGACGGCGGTTTGGAAGATGGTTTGGATGTTCTGTATTCCTGCTTGCAGGAGTGGTGTGATGGTGGTGATGAATGTTTGGATGCCGGTGATGATCGCGGTGAGCGCGGTCATGATGATGGGGCCGATCGTGTTCCAGACGTTTTGGAGGACGGTGGTGATGAGTGTCCATCCGGTTTGCCAGATTTGCTGGATTTGGCTCATGGTCTGGGTGATGAATATGGCGATGGCTTGCAGGATTGGCTGGCATGCGGTGCTGATCTGGTTCCAGATTCCCATGAACCATGTGGCGAAGCTGTTCCAGAGTCGTTTGCCCGTTTCGGTTTGGGTGAAGAACCATGTCAGCGCGGCCACGACCGCGCCGATGGCCACGACAAGCATGCCGATCGGATTCGCATCCAAGGCAGCGCTGAATGCCAGCTGCACGGCGGTAGCAGCCTTGGTCACCGCGCTCCACGCCGATTGAGCTGCCTTGACAATATTGAACGAGCCGGCGAGTTGCTTCAGTGCTCCAGCCGCGCTTCCCGCGTCGGAGATCTTGCCAATCAAATCGAACGTGACCGTAGCGGTCTTCTCCACACCGGAGGCAGTCGCGGAAATGGCCTTCAGTCCACCGGAAACTGTCTTCAGCCCGGCCGAGACGATATCCCAGCCTTTGACCGCGAGCAATGCAATGGTGATGGCTTTCAACGCGCCGGATACCAGTGCGCCGTTCTGCTGCGCCCACTGTCCGACCGACTGCAGCCAGCCTCCCACCGTCATGAGCACGCCGGTCAAAGTGTTCAACAGTCCGGCGAAGCTCTGCGCCGCGGAACTGGCGGTGCGCGCGCTGTCGTTGAAGCCGAAGGCCTGCGAGACCGCGGCCGCCAATACGGAAACCAGCGAGCCCAATCCGGAGATGACGCCGGTCAGGCTTTCAAGGAACGGCTGCAACGCGCCCGTCTCGATGAACGTGTTGACGAACGTCTTCGCCCATCCCGCCGCGTTCGACAACGCCTGCGCGACCGAAGCGACCACTCCCGCGAGCGCGCCGGCGGTTGTGGAGAACATTGTGGCGGCTTCGCCGCCATTGTTGAGTCCGCCTATGAGTGATGTGATTGCGTTCCAGAGGCCAGTGAGTTGGCTTTTGAGGCTGGCCGTCGCCGAGGCGAGCATCTGGAAGCCGGGGATGTTGGAGATCGTGTCGCCAAGGTTTTTGAGTTTCGCCTGTGTGGCGGGTATCGCGTTCTCGAGACCTTGTTGGAGTGCCGCTCCGACTTTTTGCAGGGTTGGTGTGACGGCTGCGGTGAATGTGTCGATGAGTGGGATGGCTTGGTTGAACAGGCCGCGTAAGCCGTCGAGGACTGGTGTGGCGGCTGTTTCTCCGAGTCGGCTCAACGCGGCTTTCACGTTGGCCAGGGCGCCGGTGAATGTGGTGCCTGCGGATAGTGCGGCGCCGCCTAGGCCTTCCTGCATGGCGTCGGCGAAGGTTTGGAAGTCGATTTTGCCGTCCGAGACCATGTCGGACACTTCGGCGCTGGTCTTGTTCAGGTGCTTGCCGAGCATTTGGAGGACTGGGATGCCGCTCGACATGAGCTGGAGCATGTCGTCGCCCTGGAGTTTGCCTCGGGCGGCGACGGAACCGAAGATCATGCCGATGTCAGTGAGGCTTCTGCCGCTGATCTGCGCGGTGTCGGCCACGGTCTTGAGGACCTTGGTGAGCTGGTCGCCTTCCTTGATGCCGGAGGCGGACAGGCTGGCCGCGACGGTCGCGGCGTCGCCCAATCCGAACGCGGTGCCCTTGACGGATGCGAGCGCGTCGTTCATGATCTCGGTGACGCTCGCGCTGTCGTGGCCGAGGCCTTTGAGTTTGGCTTGCGCGTTCTCGATGTTGAGGGCGCGGGTGAAGCCGCCTTTGGCGGCCAATGCGGTGATGCCGCCGGCGAGGGTGGCGATCGCGCCTGTGCCGACCTTGCCGATTTTGCCGAATGCTCCGCCGATCTTCGAGATGAGGGTGCTGGAGCTTTTCTTGGAGGCTTTGTTGACGGCGTCGCCGATGTCGCCTTCGATGTTTTTGCCGAATCCTTTGCCGGATGGTTCGACGTGGACGTATGCGACGCCTATGTCCTGTGCTGCCATCGTGTTTCCTTATTCGTAGGTTGGGATTCCGATGGCGGTCGGAGTCAGAGGTCGTCGTTGATGTGGAAGTAGGCTTTGAGCCGTTCCCTGTCCTCGCGTTGACGGCGGGTGAGGTTGTGCGTCGGGGTTGGCGGGCGGAGCGGGTCGTGCTCGTGGTCGAACCATGGGCGTTTGCGTTGTCCGGACAGCGTCCAGACCGCCTGTTCGGCTCCGTCGGGCGCGTAGACGGCGTTCTGCAACGCCATCCACGAGTGGCTCGTATGGTCTTTGAGGATTTCGCGGGTCAACGCCCAGGCGAGTCCCCAATCGACTCGTGGACGTTGGCCTTCAACCCATTCCCGGAAGCGTACGGGCCTGTAGATCTGCCCGTACGCTCGGATCCAGTCGTAGGCTAGTGCCGCGCGATTGTTGTTCCAGAGGTGGGCGAGGTAAACGCTTTTGGGTCCAGTCCGGATTCCTCGGCCCACGCCTTGATGGTCGCGGTGAGGTAGGCCATCGGACGTTTGGTCTTGCGCAGCACGTTCCAGAAGTTCGGCTGCATCGTCTGGAAGTAGGCGAGGAACGTGCTCACGCAGGCCGTGGTTTCCTCGTCGGACAATGCGGGCTTGCTTTTGATCAGGAGGATGGCCTGGACGAGTTCGATGGGCAGTTCCGCGTTGTTGAGGTTCGGCAGGTCGAGTTTCGCTCCGGCGACCTCGAGGTGCACGTCGGGTTTGAGCTCTTCCGCTTCGGTCAGGTCTACGTCCACGACATGGTATTCTTTGTCGCTCATGTTGGCTCCGTTCTAATGGTTGGCGGTTGAATGGGTGTCCCGTGCGGCCGACCGCCATCGGCCGCACGGGAAGAATCAATGGGCTACTTGGCGTCTTCAGTGACGAGGCCCCATGCGTGGAACTGTTCGCCGTTGGTGCCCTTGAGCATCTTGAACGTCATGCTGAAGTTCATGATCTCGCTGGATTTCAGGCTCACGTCGTCGCGGTCGCTCACCTTCGCGTTGGTGCCGTACAGGAGGAAGGGGCGGTCCTGCTGGTCGAGCGCGACCAGCACGAGGATCCACTCCTTCTTCAATCCGGCGCCCTTGATGCTGATGCCGCCGTCGGATTCCACGTCCACGTCGAAGTAGGCCGACACCACATCATTGCGGCCCTCCATCGCGGCGAGCTGGAGCGTCCAGTAGCCCGGATCCGTGTCGGACAGGACGATGTCGCCGTTGTGGGCCTTGTAGTCGGTGCTGTCGCCCGGTTCCGGATGCAGTACGGCGCCATCCTCCGTGGAGTAGCCGATCGGCTTCTTGCTTGCCGGCGGGGTCCAGGCCACTCCGGTCGGAGCCACGAACGTGCTGTCGCCCTTGGGGAACAGGAACAGCGCGTAGTTCTTGATCAGGCGCACGTTGCCTGCGGTGTTGCCGCTGGACACGTACCCGTAGTCGGTCGCGCCCTGCGCGGCGACGGTGGTTTTTTCGTTGTTGTCAGACATTCGTCTGCACCTTTCCGTTCTTCGCGTGTGGCGGCACGTTGTCTTTGGTTGTGTTTCAGTTGACGGTGACCTCGAGCAGGAGCACGCCGTACGCGCACACCAGCCTCTTGTCCTCGTCCGTCATGCGTACCGGCCCGGATTCGAGTGACGCGTCGATGAGCGGCGCGACGTTTCCGAGCCCGATGATCTCCCTCGCGATGTCGGCCCACAGGCGTGCGGCCTTGTCCCAGTCGCCCGTATGGTCCTCTCTCATGCATCGCACGCTCAGCCGCAGCCGCACGTACTGCGAGATTGGGGTGCTCATGCCTTGCATGGAGTCGGCCAGCGTGGCTTCGGTGAAGGGAGGTTCGAGGTCGCTTCGTTCGATGGTGTCGAACGTCACGTCCGGGAACAGTGTCCTCAGTTTGGGCAGGAGCAGGGGTTCCGTGCGCCGGGGAGTGACCGGGATGCTCATACGCGCATCCTTCCGAGCGTGTCCTCTAGCGTGCCGTGCGCCTTCTCCACCGGTGCCGGGCAGATGATCGCCACGCCGCTGCGGTTCTTGCCGTCATGGTCGCGGACCATGCAACGGTCATCCTCTACGGCGGCTTCGGCCGCGTCCCTCATGCGCGAGCGCAATGTCTCGTTTTTGAGGACCTGTTGGCTGAACGCCTTGCGGTTGAATACGAATCTGCATCGTTTGGCCATGGTTTATCCTTCCCGTTCGCCTACGGTGATGACGTCGCCGATGTGGCGTCCGTGGAGGTTGTTCCACACTTGCGGCTTTCCTTTGACGGGCAGGAGGATGCCTCTGACTTTGATCAGGTCGGTGGCCTGGATGCCGGTCGGTTGGCTACCGCGGATGTGGATCGTGTATTCGATGGTCTGCGGGCTGGCGTTCTCCTCGGTCTGGTCGGTGGTGGAGGTTGGCGCGACCATCGCCTGGAACGTGCCGACGCGGACGGGTTTGCCCTGGATGGGGTTGCCGTCCGTGTCGGTGGTGGACTGGCCGCGCCACACTTCGATGGTTTCCACTAGGACGTCTCCCCCGTTGCCATGTCGACGCTGAACGCGCGCTGAGCGTTGATGCCAAGGATGCGTTTCTCGTCGTCGCGCAGCCAGAGATCGCCGGTGGGCGCTCCGAAACTGTATTGTTCGCTGAAGCTGCCGGTGGTCTGGTTCATCTGCGTGATGCCGCCGGGAATGTCGTACGGGTCGGCCTGCATGATTCTGCGGACGATGTCGCAGGTGATCTTCGTCAGCAGGCGTGGCCGTTCTTTTTGGAGACGTTGCCAGTTCGGGGAGCGTTCCTTGATGTAGTCGGTCACGTCCGCGAGATGCGTGTCGGCCTTCTCACGTTCCTCGTCGGTGAGTTTGTGCCACCTCTGTTCGAGGTCGTCGGAGGTGGCGAACACGTCTGGTTCGACAGTCATGTCGGACTCCGTCAGGCGGTGAGCAGGACGAAGCGGTTGATGTCGCGGATACGGAAGCCGATCTCGATTTCGATTCGGACGGCGAACATGTTGTGCTCCCACAGGTTGACCTGCTTGCCGTCGATGGTGATGGACGCCTGGTCGGAGATGCTGGTCTGCATTCCTTCGACGGAGCCCCATGCGGCGGAGGAGAATTCGCCGCACACGCCGAGGATCTCTGCCTTGGCCGGTCCCGGTGTCTCGGATACGGCGGGCACGTGAACGCCCTTGCTGATGTAGGTGCGGTTGCCGAGCACGGTGCTCACGTCGGAGGCGGCGGTGCCGTCGAGGAACAGGGGGCGTCCGTTGTTGTCGGTCGCCTGCCGGAGCACACTGCGACCCTGGGTGCTCAACGCCCAACCGTCCACGGTTCCATCCGCTTCGGACACGAGGTCGTCGGCTTTGTTCAGGTTCTTCCACACGTCCTTGCCGATGCTGACGGTCTGCGCGCTCTTCAGGGTGTCGAAGTCCGCTCCCGGAGCGTCGACGAGACCCATGATGGTCTTGTCAAACGTGCGGGCGATGGCTCCCGGACCCTTCGCGACCACTTGGTCGTAGAGAGCGCCGAAGTCTCGGCGGAACTGGTTGGAGAACGGCATGATGACCGCGATGGTGTACGGCAGCATGTCCTTCTTGCTGAAGGTGACGCCGCTCTTCGGCTTCTCCGCACCCTCATTGACCCATGCGGCCTCCGGGTCGCCGATGATGATCGGCACGCGAGCACCGTTGCCGGGCAGTTCCATCTCCGGCACGAGCTGCATGAACGCGCTCTTGTATTTTGCGGTCTGCAAGATCTCCGCCTGGGTTTCAGGGGTGAGGTCTAGACCGTTGCTTTTTCGGGTCATGGACGGATCTGTCATGGTTTGTCCTTTCAAATGAATGTTGTTTGCTGGTTGGCTCACAGGAGCGTGTTGCTCATGGCGTTGACGAAGTCCTCGCGGCTGGAATGTTTAGCCTTGGCCTGTCCGGTGCGGGCGCTCTGGTCCGCAACCGTGCCGCGGGAACGCATGTCGGCGAACACCTTCATGAGTTTCTCGGCGTATTCGCCAATCTGCTTCTCGTCGTCGCCCGCGAGGACGCTCGGGTCGGTGATGCCGTGTTTGGCCGCGACGTTGGCGCGTATCGTGGAGAGCTCCTTCTCATGTTCGGCCTGTTTGGCTTCGTTTTTAAGCTTCTCGTTCTCTTCGAGCGCTTTGGAGAGCTTCGATTCGAGGTCGGCGGTGTGGCCGGCCTTCTCCTTGAGTTCCTCATAGTCGCTTTTCCTGCCGCGTTCCCTGCCGAGGCGTTCGCTGATGATGCGGTCGACTTCCTCCTGCGTGAAGGTCTTCGGCTTCGCGTCGTTCACGTCCTTCGTGGTCGGAGCGTGCTGTCCCGGCTCCTGCTGGCCGTCAGCGTCGGTCTGATTGTCTTCTGCCATGATTGGTAGCTCCTTTTGTTTGGTTTTCCACGCCTGACGCCGGCGAGTGGGCGGCCATTCTTGTTGGTTTCGCGCATGGCTGCGCCCCGCCCCATCGCTGGGGTGTGAAAGGTAAAAGAAAAGCCATCACGTTTCGACGTGATGGCTTTCTGGGATTCAGAGATTTCCCAGCGCTTTTCTTCGCGCGTATTCGGACCGCAGCTCGTCGGTCGACACATAGTCGCCGACGGACCAGCGCTTCTTTCCTTCGTTCCTGACCCATTCATATTCGTCCTGTGGCATGGAGATGTCGCCATACTTGCGTTTGATTTCCGCAAGATGGCGCTCATCGGTGACTTCCTTCAAATCACCGGGCATAAACGTGAAGCGGTCGGAACGATCCATAGGCTCAATCATAGCAGTCTCAGATAAACGATCGGTCTGCCGTCGGATGCTCCAAGCCCTTCGAAACGAAGAGTCCTTCCTCTCGGCAGGAGAATTTCGTATTCTCCCGGATGCTGAGTGATCGGCTCCACATACACGCCGGCGCTTCCCGGCGGTACCAGGATTCTTGTGGCGATGCGGTCTTCCCCATCAACGTCAATGCCTCCCTCCTTGATGCTGGTGGCCATGTAGCCGATGTGTTCGAAGGTGCGACCGGTATTCAAATCGAAAAGCGACTCCATGTCGTTGACGTGGAACGTCGACAACCGCATCTGCCTGTCGACTGTGAAACGTTCTCGGGTGATATGGTCGGATATCGCTTCGTCGATGCATTCGACCTGATGGATGACGTCTTTCGACGGGTTTCGTCCGCCGAACAGGTAGCCGTTGATACTTTTGTAGCTGTCTCCGGTCCAATCCATCAAAGCCGCGATTTTCTCGTCGTTGGAGAATCTATCTCCAGGCATCCTGACGCTGTAATCCGACAATCTCGATAGTTCGGAAGCATTGATTGGAATCGATTTGCCGCTCCATCGAATCGTCGGTTGGGCAGTCACGCCATCATTGACCTCATCGTGATAGATGCGTCTCAATTGGGCTAGCGTGTCACGCCAGTCGCCGTCATCGCCGGCCGCGGCCTTGGCTGCCTGGTACATTTCACGATACTTGTCCGGATCGTATCCTTTGAGTTTGCTGCTGCCCCAGCTTGGCACGATGTCGCAGTCGCAGTCCGTATGGTATTGCATCTGCCGTCCGGCGGTGTCCTCGCTCAGGTAGGCGAAGCCACGCGAGGCGAGCATAAGGCAGAACGCGCATGTCTTAGCCCCTCGTGGGACGCGCGCCCAGCGAGGCTTGGTGGGATCGTTGGCCACGGCCCTCTGCATGGTCATCCGGCCGACCGTCTGAACCAGATTCTGCACGTATTCCAGCGCCTGCTCCTCGTCGGCGAACGTGGGCCACAGGTCGTCGATGGTTCTTCCGGCGTTGTTGTGAACGGCTCCGTTTTCATCTGGAATGACGTCCTTGTAGTGCAATCCCATGAAGTCGGTGTTGTTGAAACCGCCTTCCATCTGCCAGACCGCGCGGTCGGCGGTGATGGAAGGCGGCTCGTATTCCGGCATGTCGATTCCGCCGTATTGCGCCCATAGGTCGCGCACATGGCTGTAGTAGTCGGATGCGAGTTTGTTGGCCGCGTCGGCGTACCGGTTGATCTCCGCTTTGATGAGTTCCTGGCTTTCACCGTCCCAGACAAGTCCTGAAACGCTGTTGCCTGCCTCCTTCTGCAAGCGGCTCATGGTGTCCGTGTAATCCTCGTACAGGTCGTTGAGGTCGAGTTCAAGCCTTCTGTGTTGTTCCGGAGGCAGGTTCAGACTGTTCAGGCTCATTTCCGCCGCCTTCCGGTAGTTTGAGGCTGACCGGCGTCATGCCGGTGAATTCAATGCCTTTCAGTCCAAGCATCGATGCCGCGGATTCCGGTGTCACCCCGGCTCTGATCGCTACTCCCAGTGCGTCGAAGCTGTCCTTCAGCCCCCCCGCAACAGTTGATTGCGTGGAAGCGTCGGTCTGGCGTTCCACGTCGTCCTGCGTCTGCTCCGTCTGTTGGCGCATGCCGCGAATCTGATCGAGTACCTGACCGGCCTGGGCCTTGCGCTGGTCGGCCTTCAGCCGGACGATCTCGCTTCGGCTCAATCCGGCGCGTGTCATGCCGACCTCGCTGTTGGCGAACGAGTCGATGCTTCCAGCGAGCTTGCTGAATGCGTCGGCGCTCATGGAGCTCGACGGCGTGTTCGGGTTCTTCCAGTCGACCTGCAGTTTCATCAGCTCCTCGTCGGGCACGGATGGATCCTGCATCCGTGCCACAAGACGGGCTGCCTGCAGGATCGATTCACCGAAATCCCGGTCGCAATGGCGCGCCTCGATAATCAGGTCCTCGCGCTGCGCCTCGGTCGCGTCGGCGGACGTCGGGTTCGCGTCGGACACGATGCCGAGCGAGCTGGCGGGAATGTTCATCGCGCTGGCGAACATGGCGGCCCAGCTTTTCAGCATCGTCAAGTGCGGGTCCATGCTGGACGCGGCCAGTTGTGTCACGGTCGGGGACTGCCCGTCGATGTCCTTGCTGATCATGTTGTAGCGACCCATATAAAGCTTTAACGCGTCGTCCGTGCCCAACGAGGCGAGTTCTTCGGAAGTGCCTGTCAGCAGGATTTTTGGGAACGCGTAGAATTCGGCATTCGCTTCGGCGCGCACGATGGTGCGGTTCGCGCCGTCGATGATGGCCATAGCGTCCCGGCTGATGCGGGAGCGTCCGAACGGTTTGACCTCGGTAGCCTTGTAGGCGAGGCGGAACACGCTGCACTCGTTGTCGATGGTGGGTTGCTCATCGTCCACGCGCCACCAGTAGCCGAGACGGCGCTGCACGCTGATGTTGCGGTCGGGCATGTAGAGCACGAGTCCGGTGGCCTCGTTGTTGTCGTCAACGTCGGTGATGGCCATGCACGCCCTGACCCGCCGGTTAGGGTAATCCCAGACGGCGGCCGAGCTTTCCGCGGTATGCGTGCGGATGAGCGGTCTTCCTTCGAAGTCCCGGACGACGCTGAGGAACGAACAGCCGTGAATGAGCGCAGTCTGGATGGCCTGCTGCAGAACGCTAGTGAATCCGATGCGGCTCATGAAGTCCTGCAGTTCGAACGGGTCGTCCACGCCCGGCGAGACGAATCCCTCGAACACGCAAAGCTCAGCGAGCATATCCACAGCCTTGCGTGCCCACCCAAGCGGCGTGTAATGATCCTTGATGGACTTCGGCACAGTCAGTCCAAAATCAACCAGTGGCTCCTTGGCTTCGTAGTAGGCGGTGAGTGTTCGGTTGCGGCTCGCGTGGCGCGTCCATACCTCGGCGAGTTCGCGCAGCAGCGCGTTCTCCTCACCGGAGAGTCCGTCGATGTGCGTCGGCATGACGAGTTTCGGCACCGTTCCGGCTCCTCCCGTAGGTTTCCACCCGTCCGGCGCTGCCGTTGTCTGGATGTCGCTCATTTAGATTCCTCCGATGATCTGTCGTCTTCCGGGATGTCGGAGCGTCGTGAACGCCCCGTACAGGGCGAGTGTGGTGGATACGAGCGGGGTTATGTCGATGTCACTGCCGAGCTTGTTCCATGCGATCGCGCCGGACTGTCCCAATGGACGCGTGGTCGCACCCTTGACGGCCGCGGCCAGCTGCGGCTGGTATTCGTCCCGCGGGTGCTTGAGCGTTCCGGCTTTGAGCATGTCGAGGAACCGGCCGCATGCTCGGCCCATCTCCTGCATGTTCGTGACCGTGACCTTCACATGTGCTTTCTTCAGTTCCGGCAGCAGGCTCATGGCGGGCGACTGCGCGTCGATGACCACGCTGGCGGTCTTCGGCCAATGTTCGGCGAGCCAGTCCACGGCCCACATGGTTCCCGCCTGCCGCGCGTCCTTGATGTTCGCCATCTGGACGATGGCCGAACCGTCCGCGTATCGTAGCGCGGCTCCGATGGTCAGCACGCTCCTGTCCGGAGGCATGTCGATGCCGAAGCTCACGGTTCCCCCATCAGGCACGTCGTCGATGGCCGCGGCCTGCCACAGGTCCGGGCTGATGGCGTACGCGGTGGCGGTCTCGTCCCATATGCCAAGCGCCTCGCGACGGAATGAATCGTCCGACAGGTTGTTGCGCATGCGCATGATTGCCTGTTCGCTTGTACGTTTCGGATAGCTGGGATTCGCTTTAGCCCACTGTTCGCGGTCGTCCGGATCCGCGTCCTTGTCGGCGGCGAGCTCCACGTAGAGGAGGTTTCCGTCATGGTTCAGCGCGTGCATGCGTTTCTCCGTGAACGCATCGCACTGGTCTCCCGGCTTGGGTGGATTGCCCATATACACGACCAGGGGGTTAGGACTCGTGTTCAAAACCGGAATCATGTTGTCCATCGCGCGCACTGTGAGGATCTGCGCTTCGTCGAACACGGCCACGTCCACGCTGTGCAATCCTCGGCCGAAACCGTTTTCGCGGGCGCCGAACATGATGCGGCTGCCGGACGTGAACGTGATCTCCTGTTGGCCGTTTGCTCTGCGGATGCGTTCCACGTACCGGCCGAGCACTGGATTGTGCTCCATCTCGCACATGTCCGTGAATGTCTCGTCGCTGGTGCGCGTATGGTGGGCGGTCCAGATGGCTTTCAGGTTCGGTGTGAGTATCGCCTTGAGGAACAACGCGGTGCCGACGGTGAAGGTCTTGCCGATCTGCCTGCAGCTGGACAGCACGGCGCCGTCCGCGCCACACGCATACTTGCCTTCCGCGTTCTTGGCGAACAGAAGCCACAAGAAGCCCTGCTGCCACAAGTCGAAACGGATGCCGGCCTTGCGCGCGGCTTTGTTGATTCGAGTGAACTCGCTGCCGACGATGCCTTCCGGCTGGCGGAGGACCTTGGCGATTTCAGACAATCGACGCTCCGACATCGTCCGTCACCTCGTCTTCCTCATCGTCCAGCAGGTCGGTCAGACCGCCGCCTTGGAGCGCTTCGATGCGTTCGCATACGTCGATGAGCTGGCGGCTGATCGCTGGCAGTGCGTTTGCCGGTGTGGACGTGTCGTCCATGGCCTTCTGCAGTCGGTCGCGGTTGTCTCGCAGTATGTCCAGCATGCTGCCGTCCATCATCCGTTCGAAGCTCCGCTGGTCGAGATCCTGCTCCGGCTTCTGTTTCGTTTCCATGGCTTTGACGGGCGGCTTACTGTTCCGGTCCTGTGCGGGCCTGTTCTTTTTCCGACGATAATCGGCTTTCTGGCGGCAGGACTTGGAACAGTACTTCTGCGGCCGCCCATGGCCGGATGGCTGGAATTCCTTGCCGCAGAGTTCGCACTTCATCGGCGCTTCCCTCGCTTTCCGACCTTTCGTTGTTTCCCCTGTTTCCGACGTTTGTATTCCGGGAGGGATATCGGCACTGCACCCGAGGCGACCGGGAGGGGGCATACCCGGGGTCCCCGCCCTGGTATCGGAGTCAGATGCCGAACGTTTTGAACGGCATCGAGCTTGCTTTCACTTCCTGTCTGCCAGCCAGCAGCGCTCGTGCGTGTTCGTCTGTCTTGTCGCTCTTGAACCTGTTGCATCTGCGGTGCGTGAGCCTGCAGTTAGTGAAGCTGTATGGATCACCGCCACGTGAGACCGGTACGAGCTCGTCGACTTCGGCGCTCATCGGATGTGGTGTCTTCAATGTCTTGTCGACTGGCTTGCCACAGATGGCACACACGTCGTATGCGGCCAGCACTCTTGCCCTGAGCTGTCTGCGCCGCCAGCCGTTGCTGACACGCTCGTTACGCCGCTTGCTCATGTGGCCTCCCCACATGTATGAGCCCCGGGGTGTCATGGATGCATCAATGATTATCTTCGCCGTTGGCTTGCTGGAATGCCGGTATAGGGGCTCCCGTATATGGACACTCCCGTGTCTTGTAGGGGCTCCCCATCATCTGCGAATACCCCTACCCCGGGTTTGTTTCATGGGTGCCTTCGGCGGGATTCGAACCCGCGTCCACACGCGGCCACAAGGAAGAGAATCCAATAAAGACTCGCGGCCGGTACGATCTACCACTGATTCCTACGAAGGCATACCGGCAGGCGGATTTGAGCATCACCGCATCACGGAAGCACGGGATTGGCTTGCCTGCCACATTGGGGTATGTCCACTCTGACGGGAGTGGGCGGAGCGTGTCCGATATGCCGTTCGGACAGGACGGGACTGCAACCCAGGGAGTTAGGAGAATCCATGGCGGATATGAAAAGGGTTCAAACCAAGTCACCTCGGTTTGAACCCTCTAATCCACTGACAATTATGCCTTGCACTTCGAGAAACGTCAAATCGAGTCGCGTCGGGAAAGCTGCCCGTGCACGTCGGCGAGACGGTAGAGCGGCTGTCCCTTCCCGTTCCTGCCGGCCGGTTGGATCCTGCCGCGACTGCGCCACGAGTAGATCGTGTTCACGCTGCATTGGAACCCGCATTCGCGCAGGAGTCCGGCGCATTCCTCTGCCGTGAACGCTTTGCCGGATGCGATGCACTCCTTCAGGAAGCCGAGCCGCACGTCCACCACGCGGTAAGTGCCGCCGCATACGGGGCAGGTGACCTCGACCGCGTCGATGGGCGCCGACAGTTCGACACCGCACAATGGGTTCGGGCATCTTCCGATGCCGTGCTTGGAAGGCGGCACGTCGATGATGGACAAGGTCTTGCGCGCCAAGGATTCCCAGTCGTGCCAGATGATGTCGATGTCCGGAAGCCGGTTCAACCGTGGACATGCGGCGCAGACGCTCAAACATTCCAGCAGGGACGGGTGGATCCGGCCGTTCGCCCATGGCATCGCCGATGGCGCGTACAGTCTGCGCCACAATGCGACCGCCATGTCCCCGATCTCCTGCATGTGGTCGAGCACCGGCAATCGGATTGGCGTCGGTGCGGCTGGAAGGTTGACGTGTCCAGGCTGGCGGCCTCCGTAGTGCGCGGTCGAGTCCAGGAACTCATGCAGCGAATCCAACCATGCTGGATATTCCCGCAGCCAGCCGCGCATCAGCCCATCGCATCTCGCGCACATGGTGTCGCCGACAGCGCATCCTCCGCCGCAGACGAGGCACACACCGGCGAGCGCTGGTGTTGTTTGGCTGGTGTTTGTTGTGGTGTTTGTTGTGGTTGGTTGGGATTCGTTGGTCGGTTCGTACATTTGTTCGATTCCCTCCGGCGTGGTAGTCTGGTTTGTGGTAATGCCAGAGCCCGGCCGGAAGGTCGGGTTCTTTGTTTATTCGGTGGCGGAGTCCTGTTCTTCAAGGTCGACGTGTTCGATCTTGGCTCTATGGCGGAGCAGACCGGCGTATTCGTCCATGACGTCGAGCTGCCTGCTCAACAGAGTGATCGGGCAGGTAGGCTCGAAGTCGAGCGTGCCATCCGCATACCGCTGCAGCATGTCCCTGAGCCTGCCGGCACGAGCGGTCAATTCACGGTATTCGACGCGCATCCGCTCCTCATAATCGGATCCGTCGGCGCTCGCGGGTTCCGCTTGGTCGGCGGCGGCGAGCACTTCGATGGCTTGGCGCAGGTATCCGTCGCGGATCCATTCGGATGCGGTCCGCCATTCCTCATGGATGATTTCGGTGGAGTCCTTGCGGAGCGCCCATTTGAGCCCGAACAGACGTTCGGCTACGGCTTCGGTGCGCGCGTCGATCGGCGGCAGTGGCGGTTCCAGTGTTTCCTCACTCATTTCGTTTCCTTCCTCTTTTGATTGTGCATGGTCTTCCAGGTCTTGTGTCGCAGCAGCCACACCACCCATTCGGGCAGTTCGGTCCAGATGGTCAGATGTGAGGACGCGGCGTATAGCTTCCACCACCTGCCGCAGATGACGCAATGCTCTATCCTGCGCAGGCTGTCCTCGTATTGCGCCGGACCTATGCCGTTGCTCGCGCAGGGCTTGGATCCATGACGGATAGTCGTGGATCCATCCCCTCAAAGTGTTCTCGCACTTGTCGCACATCGTGGCTTGGATACAGCACTCCCCGCCACACACACTACATGTTGCGGTTGCTTCCCGTTTTTCGCCCATATGTTGCGATTCTAGCATTTCGGCCATCCTGAATCGAACATTAGTTCCATTTCGGGTATTCCCGCCCACGGGTCCGGATTGTCGGGATCCGGCCGCATCGTCGGGAACCCCTCAAGGGTCGAATAGTGGAATTCACTTCCGCTCATGTCGGCGGGTTTGACGCTGATGGGCATGAGCCCGCATTCATGCGCGCCGAGATACATTCCGTCCGGGCTGATGCCGAGCGGTCCCGCGACCGTCTCCAATCTGATCGTGTCCGTCTGCGCGATGCGGCGGATCCGGATAAGCTGCCGGCCGAGGATGATCGCGGTGACCAGGTCGTCGCCGGCGATGATGCCGGCGTCCCATGACTGCCAGACCACGTCACGTTCGCTGAAGATCCACCGTCCGCATGAGCAGACGGCCGGCACGAGGTGCGCCGGATTGCCCGGCGGCGCGAGCCGGCGCATCCACAATGGTGGTTTACGACTCATCCCGCCACCAGTCGACGAGGTCGGTGATCTTCCAAGCTGTTTCGAAAAGCATCAGCATGACGAATCCCAGGATGAGCCCGGACACCTCATCGAGAAGACCACCAAGTTTTCGGATGATTCCCATCATGATTCCTACCCTTATCCGAGGCTTCGTTTGATCGATTTCCAGATCTGGTCGAGTTCGCCGTCCGGCAGACCGCTCACACGGCCACGCTGGAACAGATCGGCCTGGATCTGCCGTTCGTTCTCCGGATGGTTCTTCAGCCTTCCGTACGCCCAGGCGTGCAATGTGCTGTTGCGTTGGCCTTCCAGCACCGGGCTCATGTCCGGCACGCCATGCGATTGGGACGCGGCCGGCCTGTCGGCCATGACATCGTCCAGGCTCAACGACGGAGCCTCCTGCTTTGGCTCGTTCGTGTATCCGAAATCCTTGAGCATGCGCATGATTGCCTCACTCGCCTCCGGCACGACATCGGCCGGCAAATCAGCCAGCTCGTATCGACTGCCGTTGACGACGCTGCCGGGACCAAGCACGTAGCCTTTGTTGCTGACGCGCAGGTCGATTGGCAGGTTCTGCTCGTGCACGGCGTTCTTCAGCAGGGTGACGTCCATGCCGGCGGGCATGCGATAGTACAGGTGCACGCCATGCGGCGTCTTCGTCATCAACGTGGCCGGTAGTGCGGTGGAACCGTAGTCGCCGGTCAACGCCTGCAGGCACTGCCAGCCGTCCGGCCCGTCCGCTTCGGACGGCTTGTCGCAGTCGATGACGAAGCACTGGCCAAGCGGGACGACCGCATACCTGTCCATCGATTCGGTCACGATCGTCGAATCCACATGGCTTTCGGACGAAGGGTTCAACCGTTTCCACGACAATGAGACCTTCCCGTCGACGGGACCGCCCTGCCTGCGCGCCTTGCCCTCGCATGGGGCGAAGCCCGCCTGTCCGTCCAACGCGGATTCGACCAATGCGGCCATGTCATGACAGCCGCCGACATCATCCAGTGGTATGAGGCTGTCGCGGTTCGGTTTCGACAATGCGGTCTGCCGCCAGTCCGTGGCGGTTTCCTCGGCTTCCGTGCCGAGAGCGGCCTTGCGATACACGTCGAAACGCTCACGGTTGACGACGCGGACGACGCGCGGCTGCCCTTTGCCGGGCAATGCACGAGAACGTGCATTCACCAAACCAAGCACATCCATCAAAGACTGCGGAACGGTCGTATGGAATTCCTTACGATAATCACCCTTCACGGCCACCGGATCTCCATACTGTCCCTCATTCGACGCAATCTCACTGATCAGCCAATACATCTCATCGCTGATATTGCGCGCAGGACTCGGATTCACAATCTCCGGCTCGTCCGACCGCTCCCACAACCGGCACGACAACACGAAGAACGCTGCGGGATGCCGATGGCAGAAACCCTCGATCGCATGATATTCGTCATACGAACGACCCTTCGACTGGTGGAATTCCACCTTGATGAAACGACGCACGTCCGAATTCTCGGCGGAATCCGCGAACTGCATGTTCGTCAGAATCAGCATCGTCGCGGTCGGCGTCATCACACGATAACGGCCACCAGTCACACGGGCGTTCACCTGCGAGCCGGTCGACAAGGCACGTAGCAAGGGGAGCATGTCCTCAGTGACCGCGCAAGCCTCATCATCAATGGCGAAAGCCTTGCCGTCCATCTCATCATTCATGCTCTCGCGGCCAAGCGTGTAGCCGCCACCATTGCAGTACGATTGCACGCTGAAACCTGGAAACACCTTGCCGACGCCCAACACGCCGAGCAACGCCTGACGGGCGATCAGCGTCTTCCCGTCACCGCCATGCCCGGACAGGATGTAAGACAATTGTTTGAATGGTTCGAGCCATGGTGTGGCAAACATGCGACAAAGATTCGCATAGGACTTCTCATCCACCGTCAGCCATTCGAGAATGCGCTTCGCGTCCTTCAAAGCCTGATTGCCCATACCGGCAGGAGAGAAAGTCTGTGTGACCGCGATATCCGGCTCATCCTGCAGGCAGACGACTTTACCATTACGCCGCACCCACACGCAGGGGTCGCAGCGTACGCCGCGTTCGACCTGGTCGAACCATTGGCTCCGCTTCGCCTCGCGCATAATCGCGCACGAGTAGAGCAGGTTGCGTTCACTGCTACGAGCGTTGCCGCCGATATGATATTCATCCTCGATGGTCTTGACCGGATGCCAGGAGTTGAGGATGAGCCGTTCGCCCTCATGGTCGGCCATGTCGGGGTCTCGACGCCAAAGCCTGTCCTGTGACGGGCAGTAGCGTAAATGGCCTTCGCGGAGTTCCCAGATGGCTTTCTGGTAGCCTGCGGCGACTACCGGTGCTTTTTTGCGATTGTCGGTTTCGGTGCCGCCTTGGCAGACGAGTTGGAGGTTCTGTCCGGTGATGGTCGTGACGATGGTCATGTCGTTTGCCGGTGTGAACGTCAGTTCAAGCAGGTGGAAGATGCCTGCGAACTGGGCTGGCAGAGTGTCGACCGGTATCGGCTGGTATTTGCGGTAGTCCCTCATTTTTCACCTCCTTTTTTTGCTGTGCCGTTCCATGCCCATAACACACAACACAAAAACAACAAAAATAAATACATATATATAAAAACAATGGAACATTGGTTGTTTGTTTATATATGGTTGGAATTCCGGCACTTTCGCTGTGCCAACGCTTTGGCACAGAATGGCACATGTGCCGTTTTTGATGGTGGGACCATGTTCCACCGTGCCAACCTGTGCCGTTCCCATAGGTTTCCTCTCGAAGAGTTTCATCATGTTTGGAACAGCGCCCGCCATGCCAGTTGTGGCTGCAGTGGACGCTGTTCCCTTCTAAAACAGTCGAATTTGACGGGTTTAGAATTCAGGCTCTTGTCCGCTGCCTACGCCGAGCGCGTTGACGACCTGGTCGACCGGCTTGCCGAGGAGTCCCGCGATCTCCTGCACGTTTTTCCCTACGGCCTGCAGTTGCGCGGCCTGCTGTTTTTCCTGCATGGTCAAGCCTGCGGGCTGACCGATCGTGACCGGCTGGCCATAAGAGGCCTGTTGGGGCTGTTGCGGCGCGTACTGTTGTTGTCCTGCTTGCGGGTCGTTCATCGCGGTGGTGAGGTCGGCGGTCTTTTTCGGCGTGACGACGTAGTCGTAGATCTTCGCGTCGTTGTATCCGCGGGTTTTCGCGGGCTGTGTACGGGCGAACGTGGCTTTCAGACGGTCGCCGACGTTCGGATGGTCTCCGACTCCGGCCTGACGGCATGCGAGACGCAATTGGCCGATGTTGTAGCCCTTCACGTACACGCCTCGGATGCCGCTGTCGCCGATCCGGTTGGGATCCGTCATCGTGGTTTGCAGGTGGATGACGACCTGCGGTTTCGGCTTGCCGTTCGGATAATACAGTGGTTCGCCGGTGGTGAAGTCGGTCTGCTGCTCCGCGCGGATCTCCACGATCTCGCCTTCGACGGAAGTGCCGATCGGATCGTCCTTGCTGAACGCGCTGGGCGCGCCTCCCTGCATCACGTCGTCCAGACTCAACGACTCCGTGGCCTGCTGCTGCGTCTGCTGCGGATGGTATCCCGCGCCGCCCTGTTGGCTGAATCCGCCGCCCTGTTGGCTGAATCCGCCGCCGTAGTTGTTTCCGTACATTGTTTATTCTTCTTTCTGTTCTGTTGTGTTGTTGTAGGTGGATTCCAGCAGGCTTGTGGCCTGCCGCCATTTGTCCGGCAGTGCCGGATATTGGTCTTGGTTCAGTTGGGCGAGGTCGCCCAGCTGGTCGTCCGGCCATGTGCCGCATTGGAAGCAGTGGGTCGGGCTGGTGGGTAGCGCGTGGATCCATGCGTCGCGCATGTCGGTGCCGTCCGATTCCTCGATGAGGTCGAGGAGGTTGGCCATGAGTTGCGCTCGGCCGAGCGCCCACTTGCCGGGTTTGGGGTCGAAGTCCATTTCGATTGGTAGCGCGTCGTTGAGGCTGACGCTGTTCCTGGGCAGGAAGTAGATCGCGTTCCTTTTGCAGGGTTCGCCGTCGTTCTCCAGCCCGATGCCGTATAGGCTGGCTTGGACGCGGTATTGTTGGCTTGGCCCGTTGGCTTTGACGTTGCGTAGCGTGGTCGTGCCGGTGATTTTCCAGTCGATGGTCATGCCGGTTTCCGCGTCGTACAGGTCGATGCTTCCGTGGACTCGGCTCATGCCGTGCAGTCCGTGGATTGCGCCAACGTCGACTTGTCTTTCGGCCTCGAAGCGTTTCACGGCCCACGGTTCTACCCCATCGTCGTCCGGGACGGTGAATTCGTCCTTGCGGTTGTTGAACAGGTGTTCGAATCGTTCGTGGACGCATGTGCCGATGAATGGCAGCCATGCGGCCGACTGGCGTTTGTCCCATCCTGCGAGTCGGGCGGCGAGGCAGTGGAGGCAGTCGGTGCCGAGCTCCGATGGTCCGATCTCCTTTTGCAGGCTTCTCGGCTGGTTGGTGATGTGGTCTTCGATGATGCCGCGGATTTCCGTCCACTCCTCCGACTCCGCCGTGGGCGCTGGCATCTTTCCTGGTGCGGTCTGGTTTGCGGCCATGACGGCTTCAAGGTCGAGTTGTGAGCTCATTTCATGTCCTCCCCGTATTCTTCGTCGAGGCGGGCCCGGAGGAACGCCGCTAGGCTTTCCGTCTCTTGCACGTCGATGATGTAGGCGTCGTCGAGGAATCCTGGTGCTTTGTCGTAATGGTTGAGCGTCCTGTTGAGCGCGCGGTCGACTGCTTCCTGGCTGATCGGGATGCGCATTATTCGACCACCAGGCTTGCCGCGCCGACTTTCACGCAATCCTGCAAAGCGTTTTCGCCGACCTGTTTGATGATCGCGGACAATGCTTTTGGTTTGATCTGGTAGCAGTCCGCGTACTGTTGGATGGGGAAGTGTTTTTCGAATGCGCTGGCGTCGAGGTTGCGTTTGCCTTTCTTGATTTTCACGGTCAATGGTCCGGCCGCGTATTCGCCGGGCTCGCGGTTCTCCATGAGTTCGGCTTTCAATCCGTCGGCTTCTTCCTGCAGGTCGGCGATGCGGCTTTTCAGTTCCACGTATCGTTTGGCCAATGTTTCGAGGTTCTGCGCGCTCATTTGCTTGTTCCTTTCACGATGATGCTGGTTTTGGTGGGGATGACGCTGGTCTGGTGGTGCGGGTAGGAGCGTCGGTGCGTTTCCACGACGTCGAACGCGGGCGTGGTTCGCATGGCCGGCCCCAATGGTCCGCACGTGCGGCAGTACGGCATGTGTCCCCTCTGCTTGCTCATTCCACGTCCTCCACTGTCGATTGCGTCATGCTGTCGTCTTCGGTGGCGGGATTCGTTTCCTCGTACCGTCGGCTGATGATCACGGTGTTGCAGGTCCTTGGATTGCGTAGGAGCCGGCTGATGGCCGCGCCTTCCTTGACGACGTTCTGGCAAATGTCGATGCATTTCGCGACAGTTTCGGCAGGCGTGCCCATCAGACCCTTCTTTTCGATTGTCTGGTCCGCTTTGTCGATGAATGCCGCGGCTGCGTCGCCGATTTTGCTGGCCGCCGGGTAGAGGCTCGCGAGGTCGGCGCTCATGTCCTCGTCGTCGATGAGGGTCTGTACAACGTATTCACTGGTGTTTTTCATGGTGTTTTCTCCTATCTGGGTATGTATTCCTGTTTGAAGTAGATGCTGGCCCTCGTGCATGGCGTGTATGGCTGGCCGTGCCATGTGAGCGGGTCGCCGCTTTTCCGTTTGCGTGGCCTGCCGTGCGCGCCGAGCACGTACTGGTCGGGACGGTGCACGTGCACGCTGGCTTCGATGATCTGCCGGTCGTCCATGTAGGCGACGCCGTTCAACGCGTCGGTGAACAGTTTCGCCAGATTGTCCCAGTCGCGTCCGCGCCGTGTGGCCGTCCAGAATGTGAGCGTCAGGCAGACTGGCCCTTCGTAGGGTGGCAGGCGGGGATACTGGTTGCGCCATTCCGAGTACACGCGGTTCTCGGCCTCCCGGGTTTTCGCCGGGGTGATGCCGTGTCCCTGGTAGACGCGTGGACGGCCTTTCGACTGCGGGTCGCCAGGCACGGTGAGCTCGCACACCATTGGCCATTCCGGCAGGCTTAATGTTTCGAGACTCAATCCAGGTCACTCCATTCGGGTGTTCTGCCGGTGGTGAGGAAGCCTCCGCGTCGGGTCCGCGCGTTGACGAGCAATCCCATGTCGGCGAGCCTGTGCACGTCGCCCATCACGGTGCTCTGGGGGATGTTGAGCCGTGAGGCCACCTTGTGGCTGCTGGGCGTCACCCCTTCCATCTGCAGTGCGACGGTCGTCTCGTACACGCGTTGGATGCGTGGTTTCACGTCGATGTCACGCCGGGTGCGGCGTCTCATCCGCGTGATGTACTCGCGTTCGTCGTGGATGAGCCGGTCGAGGTCGATGCCGGTCTCCTGGCTCCATGTCTTCGGCGAAGTGTGGTGGTCGTGGCTTCGGGATGCGCCGTAGTGGATGCTGCCACGGTTGACCGGAGCGTATTTCGAATGTTTTTGCAGGCTGTCCGCTCCGCTAGGCATGATTGTCGTCCTTTTCGTCGTATTTCGGTGCGAACCGTACCACCAGCCACAACGTGGTGGCGAGATACACGCCCTCGACCACAAGCGCGCCCGCAAGGCTCCCGCCATGCCAGGTGAGCATGAGCGTCACGCTGGCGACGAGGCCGACGACCGCGAGCAGGAACTTGACCCTGCGCAGCGGATAGTTCGGCCGTTTCGCCTCGCGTTCCTTCCGGTCCTCGATACGGAAATCGTTGTCGGTCATCTGGTGCCTCCCGTTTCGTTGTGGAGTTGGTAGTCGAATGTCTCAAGCTCGCCCGCGGTGATGGATGCGAGCGTGCAGGCGCCGTCGGGCAGGAGTTCCACGAGTTGGGCCCCGCCTTTCGGACTGATGCGAACCGCGTATCCGCTCATGCCAAGCATGACGATGCTCGCCTTCGGCGGTTCGGGTGGCGTCAGCAGCGTTTCCGCGTCGATTCTCCTGAGTGTCATCACAGCTCCTTGTTGATCGTGTCGATGATGAGGTCCACGATTCCGGTGACGTCGAGGTCGACGTATCCGACGATGTGGCCGAGCGACCTCATGGCCTCCGCATCCACGTCCTTGAATGGGTGGACTATTTCGCCCTGGGTCTCGAACTCGTCGAACACTGCCTGCACGCAGGCCTTGCGAATCGTTTTCATGCCGACTCCTTTCCCTCGTATTCACATGTGCTCTGGTAGAGGTGTTCCTTGAAGTAGGCGATCATCGGCTCCTTCGGATACATGACGGTCCGTCCGACCTTCACGAACTTCGGGCCGATTCCCGCACCACGCCAGTACGCCAAGGTGCCCTCCTTGATGCCGCAACGGTCCGCGATGTCCTTCGTCGTGTTCATCGGTTTCAGGACCTCAGCGAGCGCAGCGAACGTCGTATCGTCTTCCATCACGCGCCTCCTTTGCGTGTGTGATGCCGGGCGGCGTTAGGAGAACCGCCCGGCCCTCTCCTAAAATCGGTGTCATCCCGCATTTGCGACGTGCGGGCCGAACAGTTAGGAGAAGAATCGATGAATGGGTTATGGGTGACCATCGCTGGATGGGTGGTGACTATCGGCGTATCCGTCGCTGGATGGGTGGTGACTATCGGCGTATCCGTCGCCGGTTGGGTCATCACAGGGAGAAGGGCCGCGAATAGTGGGAGGACCGATACGGAAAGGTTCGAAAGACGTCTCTCGCTGTTCTCGGAGCAACTGGACGCCATGCGGGACTCTTCGGATTCGCTGCATAGGCAGGTCAATCTATTGGAACGCAAGGTGTCCGTTCCGGACTGGGTCATCGAGCATCCAAGTCCGAGCCCGAACAACGTCATGTTCGTGATCAGGAACCGCAACACGTTCGACGCGTATGACGTGCGCTTGGAGGCCGATGGGTGCGAACCGGTTGTGTTGGGCGACATGGCAAAGGGGTCGTCGCGCAAGTTCGAGTTCGTCGCCGCCGTTCTTGGGCGAGCGGATAATGTCATCATCAGTTGGCTCGATTCCCCGCAGGCGACGGAACGTATGGGCCTGCCGATGGCGATGCCGGAAAGACGATAGCCAGGAAGTGGCGCAGTGCGTCGCCTTCGAGCTCGATCATTTCAGCCAAGGTCACGTATGCCTTGCCGTCCCATATGTCCACATGGATCGGATGCTCCGTGGGGTCGAAGAGCGTTCTCCCGCTCACGCCCAGAGCGTCCTCGAGTTCTTTGGGCGCGCAGTCGATGTCGGTGATATCGAACGACGTGTTCATTTCAGTTCTCCTCCTTGCTGTTGGCATTGTTGGCTGTCGCGTTTTCCAGCGCATCGGCGAGCGCCGACTGCTCTTGAATCTTTTCGTTGATGAGCTGCAGTGGATCAATCTCACTCTCGGAGACCGAGGCAAACCACATGCTCAACGTCATGTCCTCCGCATCAAGAGCCCTGCTGACAGTTGTCCGATTTCGATTGCAGCGGGCGGCAACATCAGTCATCTGTGTTTTGCTAATCAAAACGTCATTCCTGGTCTGTCTAACAACCGCTTTTGCAAGCTTGATGCAGTCAACTTTCTTGTCGATCGTCATCTGTTTTCACCTCCATCTGTAAGCACGTGCTTACGTGATGAGACTGATGTTAGCTCGTGCTTACAACTTACGCAAGTGCGGCGTGTCAACATGTGCTAACGTTGTGCACATGGCTACGAAGTACGAATGGACGGCGTTTGATTACGCCTCACAGCAGGCAGCTGCGAAAATCATTGCCGATTCTGGATATTCATATCGGACCATCTCTGAGATGATGAACAACGCCGTCAGTCATGTCAGAATCAGCGATATTGAAAAGGGCAGAAAAGCGCCGATTAAGCTATCGGAGTTCCTTCTGCTTTGCCAAGCATGCGAGGCAGACCCGGTCGCTGTGTTGCGAGACATCATTGAGGCCGCCCGCGCCTACGAGGCCCGCGAGCGCGAGTTCCAGGTCACGGATGACCTGGTGGATCGTATCGCTTCCCGTCCGGAGGATTTCGGCGTGGCTGCCAACGACGATCCGAACAAGACACTCGAAGCGGAAACGCCAAGAGATTGAATTTTTAACGCAAATCAACCAAGGAAAGAAGGAAACCATGTACAGGAAGACAATCGCAACGGCCGTTGCCGGTCTGCTCATTCTCGGGCTTGGCGCATGCGGCAACGCCAGTGACGCCAAAACCGCCGACGCCGGCAGCACGAGCCAATCGCAGACGACGAAGAAGCCGGCAGAGAAGAAGCCGGTAGAACAGCCTGCGGATCTGACCGGCACGTGGAAGCAGACCAACTCCGGCAGCACGGATTCCTGGATGGAGGCCGAGATCACGGCCGACACGATCACCGTCCAGTGGGTCAGCGACAACGGCGATACGAAGAGCCTGTACTGGAAGGGCTCCTACAATGCGCCGGACAAGGCCGGTGACTGGAAGTGGACGAGCCAGGGAGACACCGCGGCGATGCAGGCGTCCCTGCTCGGCTCGCAGGACGCCACCAAGGACTTCACCTACACCAAGGCGGACGGCGTCAGCTGGGAGACCACCGCGATGGGCACCACCACAGTGGTGAAGACCGCCAAGCAGTGAACGATAGGCTCAGCAAGCCGCTCAAGGCGGGAGCTCCAAGGAACTGGGTCTGCGCGCGTCATACGCGGATTGAACTATTAGAAATAACCGAATAGTTCAAAACCGTTGGAAACATCAACAACAGACCATTTTGTTGACGTCAACAAGATGGTTGTGGAATCGGAAGGAGACAAGCATGGCGGACGAACCACAGGAAGGCCGGATAATCCTCTACCAAGAGGACGGGCGCAACGTACCAGTCGAAGTCACGTACTGGCGGGAGACGTTCTGGCTCACACAGCAGAAAATGGCAGAATTGTTCAATGTTACCGTGCCGACCATCAACGAGCATTTGAAAAACATCTTCTCATCCGGCGAACTGACAGAGACGTCAACCATTCGGAAATCTCGAATAGTTCGACAAGAAGGTTCTCGCCAGGTATCAAGAGAAATCTCTTTCTACAATCTCGACGCAATCATCGCCGTCGGATACCGCGTCAACAGCAGACAGGCCACACAATTCCGCCAATGGGCCACCGGCATCCTACGCGAATACATCGTCAAGGGATTCGCCCTCAACGACGACATGCTCAAGAACGGCAGACCGTTCGGAGACGACTATTTCGAGGAACTGCTCGACCGCATCCGCGACATCCGCACCAGCGAGCGTCGGTTCTGGCAGAAGGTCACCGACCTGTTCAGCGAGGTCAGCTACGACTATGACCCGAACTCGCAGACGGCTAGGGACTTCTTCGCCAGCTGCCAGAACAAGATGCACTACGCCGTCACCCATCAGACCGCCGCCGAAATCGTCATGGATCGTGTGGACGCCGGCAAGCCGAACATGGGATTGACTACTTGGAAGGGCGCTCCGAAAGGACATCCACGGTCCACGGACGTGACCGTGGCAAAGAACTATCTGAACGAACGCGAGATGAAGGCGTTGAACACGCTCACCACCGGTCTGCTGGACCTCGTGGAGGCACGAGTACTGAACCACACCCTCACCAGCATGGAGGAATGCGCCACGCTGATCGACCAGTACATCTCCCTGTCGGGCATGCCGTTGCTGGAAGGCAAAGGCAACCGTGGACACGAGCAGATGAGACGCAAGGCCCTCGACGAGTTCCACAAGTGGGATGCGGCACGAGAAAGCGATTTCGACAGGTTCGCCAAGGGATTGGACGGAACTGGACGGTGAACGACGCCACATTGACGTCCTGGTCGAAGACACTGGGCGTGCGAGTGGAGGAACGCCGGCTGGCCGGAGACAGGTGCGGACTCTACTACGATCCGCTCCGCCTCATCATCATCGACGAACGGCTGGCCGGATTCCAACGCCGCTGCACCTTGTGCCACGAGCTCATCCATGCCAGACACCACGACCCCGGATGCGGCAGCCAATACGGAATCAAATGCGAGCGCCGTTGCCGTAGGGAGACCGCGTTGGCGTTGATCAGTCCGGTGGATTACGGTGTGGCCGAGGAGATCTACGGGGGCGAGGCGTGGCCGATGGCGGTCGAATTGGGTGTGACGGTGCAGGTGCTGATGGACTACCGGCAGCTGCTTCATGATTCCGGCGTGTGCATGCAATAGTTATACGCCTTTATACGTGCTTATAGAGCCTTATACCCCTTCGGATTCCTTATAAAAAATGACCCCGGCCACCCGCATACCGCGAGCGCCGGGGTGAAAAACATGTGGGAAGAAGCGCCATGAAAGTGACCATTGATGATCTGTGGCTCAAGAATGACGATGATGGCAATCCGCCGAGTCGCGCGGCCAAACGCTCTTTGGCGAACTCACGCGATCCGATGAAGGCCAATGTGCCTGAGAAGTGGCGTAAAAGCCGTTATGGAGTCGGGATGCGCTGGCGTTGTCATTGGACCATCGTCAAGGACGGTAGACGTGTGCAGAGGGTGAAGCAGTTCGCCAGGCTCGCCGAAGCGCAGGAATATGCCGCGGCCATGGAGGACGACATCCGGCGGGGACGCTACCGCGATCCTCGTCAGGAGCTTCGTGTCCTGGATGACGTGGCCGGCGAATGGCTCGCGTCGAAGGTTGATCTGAAACCCGGCACCGCAGGCCGGTATGCGAGGGAGCTGCGCCTGTACATCCTGCCCAAATGGGGTGGCATGACGTTGCGGGAGCTGCGCCCTGACATGCTGCAGGAGTGGGTCGGCCAGCTCATGGACGGTGGTTATCCGGCCGCGTTGCCGGACGGGCGTGATTCGAAGCCGCTGAGCGCGAGAAGCATCCGCAATATCATGAAAGTCGTCCTCAAGGGCATCTTTGACTACGCCGTCTCGAACGGGTGGATCGGTGAGAATCCTGTGGACAGGGTCACCGTGCCGAAGATCGTCTCCGACGACGACATGGTGTTCCTCTCGGTCCGCGAGGTCGAGTTGCTCGCGGACGAGGCGGAGAAGATCGGGAAGCCGGTGGACGGTCTGCTGGTCAGATGGCAGGCCTATACGGGATGCCGCATAGGCGAATCGCTTGCCCTCAAGGTCGGTGACGTGGACGCGGACAGGCGGCGCGCCAGGATAGGCCGCACATGGACTGACGACGGGCACGGCGGCAGCATGCTCGGCACCCCGAAGAACGGCAAGGCCCGCAACATCGCGATACCACGGTTCCTCATGCCGCAGATCAAGGCGCAGATGGATGGCATGGGTGATGACGACTGGCTGTTCCGTGCCACCCGTGGCGGGAACGTCTGGACGAACACGTGGCGGACAAGGATATGGAACAAGGCCGTCAAAGCGGCCGGCATGGAGGACGCTGGCGTGACCATACACAGTCTGCGCCACACATACGCGAGCTTCGCAATCGCCCAGGGCGCGGACGTGAAGACCCTGCAGATGCAGCTCGGACACTCCTCTCCCAGCATCACATTGAACACCTACACGGCGCTCTGGCCGGAACGATTGGACGACGTGGCCGACGCGATCGGAGCCCTCCGCGAGCGCGAACTCGTGTGAATCGGGCATGGAGGTACCGCGGCGTTTGTATGCATTTGTATGCGGATTGTTTTCGACGGAAAAAATAAGCCCTTGAAAACCTAATGTTTCCAAGGGCTCCGGTCGGGCTGACAGGATTTGAACCTGCGACATTCTG